GTTTGAATATTTGATCGAGACGTTCTGCTTTATAGGTTTGTCCGTCGACTTTATCAAACTGTATCATCTATTAAAACCGTATGCAAATCTTGGTGAAGGTGAATGTACGCAATGCCAAAGTAAATTATTTTTATCTACTTTGAATTCTCTCTGAGTCCATCCAATATAATCCATATCGTCAACAATAGTACCTGTAAATGGATCTTTATATCTGAAAATCCCAGGTTTATTGGTAAAAATAATGTAGACTCTAGTTCCAACATTATCTGAGTTTGTGTGCCAATCTATGCAACTATTTTGAGTATAATACATTGTGTTAGTGCAAGATTTAGCTCCAAGAATATCGATAACTTCTTTTACGAAAGGTTGATCTTTTCTTTGCATATCAAATGCACCAAAATTCATAGATGCTTTAGTATTATCTTGCGTCTTTGGAATAGCAGTTATAAAATTATCGAATGCTAATTTACTGACATTACCAATAGGCTTACCTTTAGCAAATTCTAATCCAAAGTTTTTAATTTCTTCTGTCAGAATTTTAATGATATTTTCTGATGGAATAGATTTCTTAATCATTATTTCTCCAATTATCTGATATCCACTTCACAGCTTGTTTATCTATGTATTCTAATTCTAAAACTTGATGCTGACTTGGAAACCCATGGAAAGAACAAATCATACCGTTTTCTGGTGGTTTATATCCTCTATAAATGTTTTGGTTATATACATTTATATCATCTCGTTTATGTCCGAACCTAAAAGACCAAATCCACTCATTTGGTAAAATTTTAATATCTTTTTGGTTTCTACTTAAGTGGTATAATGCAATAAGAGGTTGTTCATTACCTCTAATAAGTTTATACCCACTAGCTACTTTTTTCTTAAAGAAATCAAAAAAGTCGTACCAATATTTTGGATTAAATACCATTACTGCGCCATGATATGTTGTAATATCTCTCTTTAAAAAATCAAGAGACATACACCACTTTTCTTCAGGGAATATAAACAGAGGATCTAAAGATGAGACAATAACTACATCTAAGTCTAAGTATAATGTTTTTCGTTCAGGTAGTGTCCCCTTAACAAACATAGACTCTTTATACCATTGATTCTCATGAGAACCAACATCATGCAACCAATCTATCGGACATGGCTTACAAATCACTTCTTGTCTAATATTAGAAGGGTCATCTGTTATACAGTAAAAGTCAAACTCCATGGTAAGATTCCTCTTGACCATGGAGTATAGATTGTTTACATAATCACTTGTGTAAAGGGTTCCCCACTTTACACATACCACGTTAACTTTTGACATTACTTAGCGTTAAGCATATTCTCAATTTGTTGTAACTCATCTTGTGTAACAACACCATCAGAAAGAATTTCTTTAATCTTAGGGTCATTTGGAAATAATGAAGCTAAATGTGTAACAAGATCTTGATATTTCTTTGTTTCAGCTTGAGTTATAGCCTGTTGAATTTGTTTCTGTTGTTCGATATATTCAATAACTTCTTTTGTTTCCATTTTAATTAGACCCAACTTATTTGGAATCATTGTGTCTGTAGATGGATCATAAAATAAATCATGCCAATCTGTATCATCTGGAAACTGATCTACTGATTTTTCAATAGCTGTAGTTCCAGTGTGATTCATAAAAGATGGTATTGGTTCATTAGACCAAGCATTAACGCTGTTATCTGAATCGTTAATCAAAAAATACATTTTATTTATCTCCTTAAGCTGAACCGATTGTTCTATAGTAAACACGAACTTGAATAGTACCAGCGTCAACCGTACTATCACCAGTAGTATCTACGTTGGCAGAACGATACCAACCAAATCCACCCAGTACCATAGTTGATGGACTTAAACCGAAGTTAAGAGTAGGACCAATCCAACTTGTTGGCACAGCATATGTAACTTCAGAAGCACTATAGTTTACTGTGCCTCTTATGTTTTGGCCAAGATATCCAGTAGCTTGAGATCCACCAAGTAACGTTGGTCTTGTTGATTGTACTGTACCATCACCAAAAGTGATGTTACCGTTTCCTAATGTAACTGCCATGAGTTATTACCCCTTATTCTTTAGAAGTTCTACTTCTTTATTTAGTTCTTTAATCGCTGCGAATGCTAGAGCGCACAGCTTCTGATAATCTACTGCTAGAGTACCATCTTCACGATGACGAACAGCAATAGGGAATACTTCTTCTACGTCTTGGGCGACTACACCAAAGTCTGCTTTCTGAACAAAATAACCATCTTCACCACCATGGGCGGAGATATATTCATCAGTCCAATCATACAACTTACCACCGATATGATTTACTTTAGAAAGTGCGTCTGGAATATCAGTGATATTTTCCTTTAGATTTTTATCTGAAGAATAATATGCAACGATCTGGTTAGTTGCGCGAATTTCACCAGCAGTACCAGAACCAGCAGTACCGACACCTAGTGAGTTAAATTGTACGTTAGAAGTTGTAGCAACTGCTTGTCCGATAGAAACTGTCTTACCGACAACTGTAACGCCAGTACCAGCTACTGGACGAGCATCAGTATTGATAGTAATATCACCAGAAACGCCGTCAGCATTTGTGATTTGAATATCAGTACCAGCAACTAAAGTACGAGTAGATGCAGTACCAGCACCAGTACGAACGATAATACCAGTTGTTGTTAAACCAGCTACGGCAACCAAGTCTGCATCATATGCTTGAACGTCTGTACCGATGGCCAAACCTAAGTTCGTACGAGCAACCGCCATAGTAGAAGAACCAACAATAGTTCGACCAGTAGCAGTGAAGTCTGTAACAGAAGCAGTAGAAGCTGCAGTAAAGTATGGAATTTTATCTGCAGCAGATGTAACACCAGCCAGTGCAGCTAGGTCAGCATCGTATGCTTGAACGTCTGTACCAATAGCTAGCCCCAGAGAAGTTCTTGCTCCAGCAGCAGTTGTAGCGCCAGTACCACCGTTAGGGATAGACAGTGCTGTAGTAAGAGAGCTAATTGCGCCGCTAGTAATAGCAGCTTCACCAGAAAACTTACCAGAGAAGTTAGTAGCTGTGATTGTAGCACCAGAGAAGTTACCTGTAGAGTCACGTGTGACTACAGAACTTTTATCTACTGCAACGGGCATACCAGAAGAGGTATTTAGACCGTCTAAGACGTCAGCGTCTAGACCAGATCCAGTGCCATCTACAGTTAGCAATTTACTCAGAACATCGGCAGCAGTATAGCTAGTTGCTAATAGACGAGTACCAATGTCTGTATTGAGGCTACTAAAGTTATTGTCGACTTCCGTGTTGGTAAGTGGACTACCTTTAGTCGCTCTTAATGTAATTGTTGCCATTTAAGGATTTCCTTTTGGTTCATTCTTTTATTTTTTTATCTAAAAGCTGTTGAAGCATTGATTTAATATCTTGCATCTCAGTCTTCAAATTTGTTATCTCTTGTGAGTTCTGTATGATTAAATTCTCACGATCCTCAGCCTTTTGGCGTCGGGTCATATATTCTTCATATTCTGTTCTGCTAGTATTTATAATGGCTCCGTTAGTTGTATCTCTAACTAAGCCATCATTACCAAGTACCTTTAAGTAGTCCATTATGGGCAGGCAATAATTCTCAAGTCTCTAATTACTGGAACTGCACAGCTATTTGTAGACTGCATAACGATCTTAATTACAATACCATCAAATGGTGTCATACCACTTAAAGAGTAGTCTGCATCATAGAATGCATCGTTACCGTTTTCTACCTTAGTGATTGTAGAATCTGGTGTGATCAGAGTATATTTAGTAGAAGCCAGTTGTGCGCTATCACCCAGAGAAGTCTTGTAGTAAACCTTAATATCAGCTTCGTTAGGGATATTAGCAGCGAACTTGATTCTCATATATGTAGAGCTAAAGTTAAACTTAACTGGAGTAGTTACATACTTGCTTGTAGTTGAGCTACCAGATGGAGCGATCTCGTCAAAGAACAATTCGCGTAGAGCAACGCTAACACCAGAAGTAGTAACAGATTCAACTGTACCAGTGAAACCACCAAGAGTGATAGTTGCAGTAGTACCGTTATCACTAAAGTTAGTAACTAGGTATGTACCATTGTTACCAGAGTTAGAAGAACCAGCAAGAGTTACATAGCGTCCGATACCGATACTTGCCATCAAACCACGAACTGTAGAGTTTGTAGATGTAAAGCCAGTAGCAGTGAACGCATAAGCACCAGTAGAACCAGTGAAGATTGTCTTAGTGTCCAAAGCAGCTACGTTGGTATTAGCCTCAGTAGGAGAATTGATAGAGTTAGAGATAGCAACTAAACTCGCGCGAGCAGTATCAATCACTGGAGAAACTGCATCGTTAGTTGTAGAGATAAGAGCAGTAAATGTGACTGACTTAGCGCCACCAAGAGCAGAGTTGACTTCGTTAATCTCAGAAGCGATAACACGTGGAGTATAGAAGTAAGTATCTTCCTTAACTAAGCAAGGAGATACAGTAGTATCAGCAATATAAGGAGTTTGACCACCATCAACTGATTTTCCAGATGTAGTCTTAATGTTAAAGCTACACTTAGTATCAGAGAAAGTTTGCATCTGCAGAGAAGGGTTAATCAAATCATATGTGATGTTTCTTGTAGCCTTAACTGCAGTACCACCACTATAACCGCTAGATGTAGCATTAGTCGTAGCAGAGAAAGTATAGCAGTCAGAGTCTGCAGTAACGATAACATGGTCACCGTTAAGTTCAGAAGCAGGAATACCGTTAACATCAGCAGTAATACCAGAGATAGTTACTCTAGAACCAACATACATACCATGGTCATAGTGCCATACGCGAACTGTATTAGTTCCAGAAACTGTCTGGACTGGATCTGTGTCTAAAGTATCCTTTGGGATTACGTCGTTAACGAAGTCTACGCTACCGACAACGCTAGTATCAAACTGAGCGCGGTAGATTGTAAACTTCATATCTTGGTTCTGATCTGGAGTCCAAGTAGATGCGTTCTGAGACTTGAACAATACACCAGCATATGGCTGTGAAGAGATAGTTCTTCCAGAAGTTCCTGGAATTGTATCGCCCATGTTAGAGATCCATACTTTGTAGTTGTTTGAATCAGACTGAAGAACGAAACAGTACTCTACGTTGTTTTCTACATACACAGGTGTTGTGAAAGTGAAACGAGTAGGAGTATCGTATGTTGGGTAGTCTGTACCATCCAAAGTCACTAGAGTAGAAGACAGATTAACTTGACTTGGGTTTAGAACAGTATGGCTAAATGCTAGCACGTTCTTTCCAGGTGTACCATTAACCATCTCACGGATTTCTAGGCTAACTGGGATTGCTGCGTCTTTAGTTGCAAAGAACACGTCGATGCCAGTCAAGAACGCGCCACCTTTTTGTTGAACCAAGAATGACTGCGCTAGAGGGTCATACCAACCAGTGTCAGAAAGAACTTTCTGGCTAGTCTGGTAAATTGTTTGACGAGCAGCTGGATCATCATTTGGACCAACCATCTCTTTAACGATCTCCGCATTACGAACAGCGTTGACGTTAGCTTGTTTAGTATCCAAGATACCTTCAGCACGATAGATACCACGTCCACGAGAAGACCATTGTCCTGTAGATGTAGATGTGTCGATAAGTTTTAACTCACGAGCACCAGTACGGAAACGAATCGCGTCTGTTTCTGGGATGTTGAAGATGAACGACAATTCACCGCTAGCGTTTGTAGTCAGTGTTGTTGGAGTAGAGATAGAAACTACTGTACCAGAAGCACCAGAAACAGAACCAGTAAATGTCTGAGTTGCAGAGAATGTACCGATAACGTTCTGTAGGTCTAATGATAGAACACCAGTTACTGGGTCGACATACTTACCAACAACTACGGCAGAAGCTGTTCCAGCGCTGTTTGTGATAACATCACCACGGTTCAAACAGATCTGAGAATCACCACCGATACGGCGCTTAGTTTCAGAAGCAGAACCACCTACGTTTGTAGTGATATCGAATGTGCCAGAGTTTGCAGTGTAAACCATCTTAGTAGATGGAGTAACATAGGCATTAACATCGATGTCATCGAAGTAAGCATAGAAACGTGTAGAAGGCTTCAGGCTCTTAGTCTGAATCAAGATGTTTCTAGAACGGATGTATGGAATAACTGCAGAAGAAACCACTCGGTCAGCTACAGTCTCATAGTCTGTCTTAACAGCAACGCTAGTCTTAACACCAGTACGAGATTGACCAATTGGTGTAGCGAAGTTTTCAACCTTAACGCTTCTAAGGTTATAACCACCGTTAGAAGACCAGTTACCAGCAATAGAGTTAAGTTTGTCTCTAGAAGCATTGTTGTTAGTTAATGTCTCAGCACCCTTAGAAACTGGTGTACCAATCCATTCAGTGTTCCAAGATCCCCAAACTGTACCAAGAATACCAGACTTTTCGGCTAGTTGCTTGATAGTATTGTAGTTACCTTCTACTTGCTGAACGATATCTGGTAAGCGAGTTGTCTCGAACCAGTCATCAGAAGGTGGGTTAATATTTACATTACCCAAGAATGTGTAGATGGCAAACGGGTTAATGTTTTCCAAACGAGACGCGTATTCTTGCTTAACCAATACTGGTGTATCGATGATAGGCAATGTAATAATATCACCGTTCAATTGGTAGTTAGCTGCACTACGTTGAGATGAGTTAGAATTCTTCTCTAGGAGGTTTACGTTATGAGAAGTATAGAATGGGCGTAGTTGTCCATTCTCCATATCGATAGAGCAGAAGTAATCTTTAGAAGAACCGTCACCGATATTGTTACCAGTAAAGTTGTCTACAATGAAGCCGTTCTTCATTCTATCCATACCAGTAGAATCAGTAATCTTCAAAGACTGAGTCTCTTGTTCTAATAGAGAAAGAGAAGTGTAGTACTCTAAGTTATTGATACGAGATTCTAGTTTACCAATGTCACGCATTGTGTAACGCTTGTTCTCAATCTTGTTAACTTTAACGTTGTCTGTAGAAGCACCGAATGTATATGGTTGTAGTTCGATATTATACAATACCATACCCAAAGATGGGTCTGCAGGGTCGCCTGGATTAATGGATGGAACACCAACGATGTCAAAGAACTTACCGTTTTTATCGATAGCGATCTTATCTTTACGTGCTAGGTAATAGCTGTAATCTGAGCTAATGTTTTCACCGCGCTTTGGTAGACCAGTAACAGAAGCATTAGTGCTAACGAAGTTTTTAGCAGAACCTGCGCTCTTATCCGCTACACGAGGGCGGTAGTCGATAGAGTCACGAAGTAGCTGTGGAATCTCACTGTAGTCGATGCTGCTATAAGAGTTTACGTCAAAGTAATCACCAACACCGTGAGTGAAGTATTCGTACACAACTTGGATAGGGTTTGAAGGAGCAGCAAAAGATGGCTTCAAGTTCAAACGACCCCAGTCATAGTGGGTGCTGCGCTGTCCATTATCAAACTCATAACGATCAGAGATATCCAATGTATATTGAGCAGAAGTAGGAGTAGAACCGAATGCAACAGCTGGTGCCATCTTGATAGAGATGATACGAGATACGTCTGCCTTGTCAAGATAAACAGTAGACTGTTGAGCTAAAGCAGCAGTAGTAAATGTTTCAGTAGCTGATGTTAGAGTCTTAGTCTTTTCATAGCCAGAACCGTTACGTGTAACAGCTGCAATAACAGTCATAGAGTGACCAGATTGGTTTGCAGGTAATGTAATAACGCAAGTAGAACCAGTAGGAACAATAGACACTGGGTTAATAACAGTACCACCGTAAGTGCCGTTGTTATTATCAACTACGATGTAGTTAGTATTTCCAGACGCAGAAGCAAAAGTTCCAGAAGTGCTTAGAGACAAAGTTGTACCAGAAGCAGTCTGTGTGAATTTTTGGTAGCAAGTATAAGTTGTGTTGTTAACACCAGAGTTACCAGCACCACGCATTGCGCGAACAGCATAGTTCGCTAATGGGAATACCAAGCTAGTATTGTTAGCTTCGAGAATTTGAGTAGTGGCTCTCTTAATTGAAACGCCTGTTGCAATAGACAAAACAGAATCAATAGTCAATGAACCGTTATCAGCAATTGCCGTAACGCGACGGTAGTTGCTATCACCGATGAGAATTAAGTCATTAACCTTCAAGTCTGTCAAGAATGCAGTACCCACACCTGTTACAGTTGTAGAAGAAGCAGTTACAGAAGAGTTTGGTAGTTGATACCAGATTGGGTTAATATCAGCACTGAAGCTCAAGTACGCACTCGCTCCAGCATAGTAGAATGACTTAACATCACGGTTAAAGCTATAACCACTATTCATTTGAACGTCAAACAAACTAAGTTTGTAGACAGCAGTAGAACCGTATGTTGCGCCAGAATCCCATTCCATAATGCGAACACGGGCAGTACCGATTTCAGAACCTTGTGCTGTACCAACAGAAGTGCCTGTAATGTTCTGACGTAAAGAAATTGTGGCTAGAGTATCAACTGGAGGTAGGTTGTTTACGTTCGTAACAAGTACATAGTTACCAACCGCTGGTTGGATGATGCTACCCAAAGCCTGAGCGTAGTCACGTGCTTTGTTGACTTCTAGATAAGTTGTAGAATCTTTCTGGATTTCCCAACCATTGACATATGCTTTTCCTGGCTCTAAACCGATGGCTAGTTTACCAGCATCACCTGTTTTGTAGATACCACGATTATAGACTGGAGTTGTTGTGAACTCCCATTTAATACCAGTAGAACCTGGACCGTCATATGCTGTATTAGAAGTGTGAGTTGGAGCAGTAGTAACAGATGTGCCAGAGTTCTTAGCAACGTAAGTATAGCCACCATTGGTTACAATATCACCATACAAGTATGATGTGTTTTGTAGCCAAGCACCACGATCGTTGTTACGGTGTTCACGAACATCTAATGCAAACTCGCGTACAGTGTAATCACCAGACTCATCCATTGTACGACGAGCAAGCTCCTCACCCAATAGAGAGTAATCTGTTTTTTCTACGATAGTTTTAATGTTACCGTCAACAACACGAATCAATTCGATGAAGTTAGTATCAGTTACAGAATCCACTGACAACTTTGTCAATGTTAGATCCATATAGTAACGATGAGCACCTGGAGCAGCATAGTTGTAGCTGTTCTGTGCGTTATCCAATAGTGTCTCGTCTGATTCTGGAGTTACCAGTGACTCAGTGACAACTAAACCAACACGATATGTTGGTGTGTTAGAGTATTTCTCTAGAACGATAGACTGTTCTTCGACTAAACAGAAATGTTTGTTGATGTAGTAAACACCACGAGCGATAGTAGCTAAAGAACCTTTACCTACAGAAGCAGAAGAAGCTGCTTGGAATGAGTACGCGCCATCTTCAGTAGTGATAACTTCTGAATCAGAGAAAGTTTTAGTAGTGTTGTTAGAACCAGTTGTAGTGTAACGAACATACAGTGTAGTTGGATCTGTACCTTCAGCATCTTGAATCTTAAAGACTTGTGCTGTTACGCCAGAAGAACCAACAATAGTTTTACCTTGCAGAGCAGTCAGAAATGTTTGAACTGCAACGCCATTATAGATTGGTTGCAGTTTAACATAATCAGAACCTTTGTTCGGTTGTGTCAGTGTCTCTACGCTTGCCTGTCCAGGGATAACCATTGCACCTTGCTTGAAGATGGCATCACCATGTCGAGAAATCTGATTCTGCAGAATGGTCTGCATCTGAGTAAGTTCACGAGCCTGAACAGCAAACGACGGACGATACAAGATACGATAGAACTTCTTGTTCTCGTCGTAGTCATCATTATACGGTTCGGTATTGAAATCAATCATTCTTATACTCTTCTTTAATGTTATTCTTTATTTATTAGAATTTGATAACAGTTCTTAGCGTAACTGTTTGGTCAGCGGTCGGTGTGAACGCCTGTTTATTATCGATAAACAGAATATGACCAGAATATTTATCTGCAGTTGGAGCAGTAACCCCAGAGGCAGTGAACCCTTCTGAACTAGGGTTTAAGAATGTAGCACCAACAGTAGGTACTGCATTTTCTAGTGACTGTAAAAGCACAGCAGTTGTAGTAGCAGAAACAATACGGAATTTGCGACCAGTAGATGAACCTAGTGTCAATTCCATATCTGGCTTGAATTTAGAAGTATCGATAGATCCAGTAACAACGTAACAAGCAGATGCCAATGCACTCTTTAAGTTACCATAAGAAGCAAACTGACGTGGATTCTTAATGATGCCTAGTTGACGGAAATCGTTATTGACGTTAAATCCTTGGTTGGTATCCTTAGAGATGTTAGTATAGAACATAAGAGTTCTAGCAAATACACCTGATATTGGATCTTTACCGTGACCACCAAATGGAGCACGAACTGGACGAACCTTAGCGCCGAATCCAGAACCCTGATCAAAAGATGCAGTAGCCCAGTGATAACCTAGACCATAGCTGTCTACTTGAATCTTCTTGATTGCACCACCCTCAACAATAGCAGTTGCAGCAGCACCAGTACCGTCACCATCAATAGTGATCGGGAAATTAGATCCGTAACCATAACCGCCAGAGATAACTGGCCATGCCATAATACGACCATCTGGTGTAAGTAGCTCAGTATTGGCTTGTAGCGTATTGATATCACCTGGACTCAAGTCTGCTGTAATTTTAGCCTCAGTACCGTCACCAGCAACAGTCAAGTTCGCGTATGTATATCCAACGCCGCCATTATCAATCTGGACGCCGATAATTTGACCATTCGAAAGGATAGGAACAAGTTTAGCTTCTGACTTAACGCCAACAAAGTAACCTGTCGCGCCAGCACCACCAGAAACTGGTTGAATTTGAATATTTGGTAATGTAGAATAACCAGATCCATATTTTAGCACAACAGTGCCTGTGGCTGGAGATCCAACGTACGTAAGTATCGCAGTACCGTTAGCTGCTGCGCCAGATGTATGAGTAGGGGCAACACTGCTAGAAGTACCCGCAGTTGTTACTGTATACAAACGGTTAGAATAGAAAATCTGAGTTCCTACTGTATATGCAGTAGAAGCAGCCCACTGTCTTCCAAAAACTGCAGTAGGAATAGAAGTATAAGAGTCACCAGAGTCTGAAACGTAGACTTTAGATACGCCAGTTCCACTCATAACAGCAGAACCAACAAAACCAGAACCGCCACCACCGACTAATGATACTGATGGAGCAGATGTATAACCAGAACCTGCAGATGTAATATCAACTTCTAAGATACTACCATTTAAAACTACTCCAGTAACAACACCACCAGAAACTGCAACAGATCCAGTTGCGCGTGTACCGATATATTTTAGAGAAGCTGTACCATTAGATACGATACCAGACTTATGTGTTGGTGCTGGTGTAGCAGTTACGCCTGTAACTGTAGCTTCATAGATGTTGTTATTATATTCTACACGTTGACCCAATAAGATACCGATGTTGGCAACCCAAGTATTGGCACCAGAGAAAGGAGGATCGATCTGAATAGTTGCACCAGAATTGTATCCAGTGCCACCTGCAGAAATATTAACGTTCTGTAACAGTAGCGGATCAGACTCACGATATCCGTCGCCTGCAACAGAGATTGAGGCAAATGTATAATTCTTACCGTTATTTTCTAGAATAACGTTTAAGATCTCTCCGTTAGAGTAAAACTGTGAACGGATAGAGTTAACGACTGGCATATATGCATCAGTCAAGAATTTGTTGCGCAGAGCGATTGGAATACTATACATGTATTTCCACATATATCCGTCTGGCATTGTAACTGGATCTACAACAGTACCGATTGGTTTGTATGTAGAAATTGCATTGTTATTATTATCAAGACATTTGTAAACGTTGTACTCGTCTGTTATAACAACAGAGTTAATGTCTTCTAAACGCTGCGCGCCAGAGTAAGCAATGGTAACTTTAGCTTCTGCAGCTGCTCCATCACCACCTCCACCAGAAATAGTAACTGTTGGAACAGAAGTATATCCTCGTCCCTTAGAAACCATTTCGATAGAAACGATAACACCATCCACGATATATGGCACAGCAACTGCGCCAGAACCGCCACCACCAGTGATTGTGATAGAAGGTGGATCTGAATATCCATAACCACCTGAGATTAGGTTGATACCTTGAACTTCATCGCTGTACTGATCATCGTACATATCCCAAACCTGATTAGCTACCCAGTCTACACGTGGGATAACGAATGATACGTCTGTGCTCTTGATTTCTTTTAGAGTGATCATTTCGTTACGTGTTTGTAACTCATAATCGAAACTGTCAATTGGGTATGGAGGAGTTGTGTCGTCCACCCAACTAACAGTCTTTCCTAAGAAATAGTAGTAACGTGCATTTCGGTTCTGGATCTCATCGTACAACGCCTCTGCAATAGAGTTATGTAGAGGAGACTTCAGTAAAGAAGATGAGCTCATTGAATTTACCTAAAAATTAGCTTACTGTAACAACCCAAGTGATAGCGATAGAGTCGCCAGCAGCCTTGTTAACAACTGGGAAAGTTGTACGGCAAAGCATTGTACCGCCAGTATTAGCATTGAAAATACCTGCTTCAGTGATAGCACCAGTACCAGTACCTGCTGGGAAAGTAGCAGTAGCAGTAACTTGGTTAGCAGAAGATGAGAAAGAAGCCAATGCTACTCGACCAGCTTCAACGCCTAGTGTAGTGTTTGCTACAGCTGGGGTTGCAGTACCTGTACCAATTGCCATGAAACCCATAACTGTTGGCACAGAAGTGCCCTGCATACGCGCAGCGATATAAGTCTTACCTGTTGTAACAACTAGGTTTTTAACCTTGTGTGTTTCTTTAACTTTACCAGAAGCGTCCAGAAGTTGAATCTGTACTTCGCCTGTAGCTTTAAGTTCTTCTTGTTGTTGAAATTCCATAAAATTCTCCTATTGAGTAATTGTGTTAGCCTGTGAATACGATCGGATTGCCAACATATAATCCACCATCATTTAAGAAGAAGCCAGCTTCTCCATAAGGGTTAATGTCGATAACGCCTCCAGAATCAGTAGGCGCAGCATTATCATCTCCACCATAGTATGATGGGTCGATAGTAGTTGTGTAAACAAATGCTGGTGTCGTTCTATTTAGGTCGGTCGAGCTAGTAGCATCTGTATCAGACATAACTACTTGCTCAGAATCTGCTGTAACACCATCATTAATATAGTGACCAGCAACTAAAGACTTAGTTACATCGATAATGTCTGCGCCAGTTCTAGTGCCTAATACGTATAATATAGCGTTTTCAGCCATTAACACTGTTTCATCATCATAAACTAGGTCATAGTTAAGGTGATTATCTAGTGCTTTAAACAATGTTAGATACGGCATCGTTCTTGTAGAATCAGTGCCAGTTGTATCTATCATATACACAGACTCTGCGTCTTGTGTAGTGCCATCGTTGATATAGTGGTTTAATGTCAGAGACTTAGAAACTGCAAAATATGGCATTGTTCTTGTAGAGTCTTCTACATCTCCACCGTCTGCCAGAGAAATAGACTGTGACTCAACATCACCATTGTAATTTAGATTAGTTCCATCGATAGGTTTAGACAGTGTTAAGTATGGCATTGTTCTGGTGCTGTCTAAAGCTAATCCAGTTTCAACCATAGTTACATAGTGACCTTCTACGAAGTCATCGTAATTTGATGTCTGATCATCGAAATACTTGCTAAAATCTAGATATGGCATTGTTCTACCTAGATCTAGCTCTTCTCCGATAGTAGTTGTTGTTACTTCATCTTGAACTGTAACTGCTAAAATCTTAACCAAAGATTCTAATGTTTCACTAATATCAAATTCATTACGAATATCATACTCGCCGAAGATAGCCATACCTGAAGGGTGGATCAAGTTCTTAACGACTGTCTTATATGAGTTCAATGCCTCATCGATCTTAATAACATAAGAGAAGGCTTGGTAGTAGCGACTGTCTTGAATAAAGATTGCATCGTCCAAGAAGCCATCATTGTTAACGTAGTAGCCTGGATATTTTGCCAATGGTCCAAGAGTACATTTAAGAATAGCAGGATCGTTACCTGTTGTTGTAGAGTCAACACTAGAGATACCAAACTCTCGTAATACTAGACCAACGTATGTTCCGTCAAATGCTGGGATTCCAGATTCATCAATGTTATAATCAGAAGTGTTAATCGTACCACTCTCGGCGAAACCATCTAACTTTTCAGAGATTGTGAGTTGAGTTACAACGTTACTGCCAACTACTGTGTCAACACGTTGTATAATTGTACCCGCTGTGCCAGAAACGTCTTGTCCCGATTTAGCAGAAATTGTTGTAGTGAAGTCAGTTGTGTAACCAACACCATACTTAATAAACTGAGCCTGTGCGATACCACCATTGGAATCTACACGAGCAACCTTCATAATGGATCCGTATCCATCGAAGTTTCTAATATTGTATAAGTCGCCAATCTTGAAACCAGTTCCAGGTTTTTGGATCTCTAATGTAGAAGTCGTGGCTAGAATCTCACCAGTAAAGTAGATGCCCGCAACGTCATCGCGATATCGCAGTCTATCGCCAACAGAGATGTTACCGAAGAAACGACGATCGATGTAATATTCATAAACGTTGTCTGCAATTTTAACAACACGGTCTACTTCAACTTCAACATATTGGCGACGATCAACTAGAACACGAATAATCTTGTTTGGTGTAACAACGTCAACTAACTTACCGATTGGATCGTTTGGATGGCCAGTAAGAATCTTGATGAATACTGAAACGTCTTGGTTCCATTTACCATCAGAAGCACGAAGCATCTGCTTGGCTGGATACTCTACAGAAACGTCTTTATTGAATAAAATTCTGAACAATAACTTGTAAGAAGCCTCAGAACCTTTCGCTCCATAATGTTCCTTGATATGTTCCATCAAGAATCGAGGTTCTACCGTAGTGTAAGGTAACTTTGATGCTAGTTCATCTTTGAAGTAGCGAATGAAAGAGTCTAGTGTTTTATCCAGATCTCTAAGATTACCTAAGTCTTGTTGTGTTGTTTCAAGATAATCATAATACGCTTGTAAGAATGCAACAAACGTACCGTAATCATCTCGAACAAACTCTGGTAACTGAGACGCTACCAGAGATGATAGCTTTGGTTTAGTAATCATTATGAACGACTAGAAGTGAACTGATAGTTGTATCCACCACGTAGGTCACCAGAAGCTGTTTTATCAGCGATAGCGGTAATCTTCAAGTGGTCTGTGGCAATTTCTGCAACTTGAGTAAGAGCAGAAACTACGTCGTTAGATTGTGGAGCGATAGAAATTTCAAAGTCAACATCTGCCAAAGCAGTGATGTTTAGGTTCTTAATATCAACGATACCATTGGCATAGTCAATAGTACCGATCTGATTGTCTACATAAATCTTAGCAGCGTTTTGTCCATAACGGAACATACGAACATACTTAGAACCATCATCATCAAGATAGTGGATCTGGTCAGAACCAGCAATATAGAAACCAGTGCTAGAGAAAGATTCCTCAGCAACACCAGAGTAGTAAATAGGGTTAATAATATTTAACAGATACTGAGCAGACACGTTATAACGTGGTGTCAATTTACGACGAAGCATCACAGTTGTGATATTATTTACGATAGAAGGATCTGTCTCATCGATAAGTTTACTTAGCTTAGAGAAACGGAATACACCATCGAATGTTTGAAGGTCGGAATCGTTATAAGAAATAACTGTCTGACGAACAAGGGTAGCGATTTCTGAAGCAGTTTTTGTAGTTTCTTGTTCGTTGTAGTACACAGCAATATTCAATGCAATATTGATATACTCTGGATCTACAATCTCTGGGATAACAGAAACAACGTTACGTTTACTCAAAACAGAAGAAGTGATAGCAGCCTTCTGAACAGAAGTTAGCTTAGTCGCATCTTTTGGTTTGATGCAGATAAATGTCTTACCGTATACTGGAGGATTGTTATCCTCACCACCCCAAACAGAAACAGATTTTGCTTCTGGTACGTTAGCGTAAATTAGAGCCTTGTAGTCATCTGGAGTAACTGCACGGTTTTGAGCAGCATAGAACTTTGGAGCATTGAAACGAATACTGTCATTTGATTCTTTATCTGAACCATTAGAAGCGATACCAGTAGTAATAACGTTAACAGTACCACCACCGAGCAGTGTCGCACCATTATAGCTAAATGTCTTAGCGCCATTTGCAGCGTCTAAGCTAGAAACGAAATATTCTAGGTGAACTACGTTACCAGAATTTAATGCACGACCAATATTACCATCACCGAATGTGATTTCATAAAGACCATCGTCGATTTCTTTAACCCAGAAAGATTTTGATGTAGGTGTCGCATTTACAACTGTGTCTGAATTAGACCATGTTTCGTACAAACTAGAAGTTGGATTCTCTTGAACCTGCACCTTCAGTGTAGATAAGTCTACGTTAGCATTTGGAATCAGATAACGTGTACCAGAGCCAACAACATACTTATATGTCAATGGCTTACCTTCTACAATTTCAACATCAGTGAATGTATAAGCGTTATTGGATTTAGAAGATGTAACAGATCCTGTATTAAAGAAAGTATATTGAGCACCATCTACGTTTGTAGTGAACTCTGAGAATGCAGGTAGTGTAATCGCAGAAGGAGAATTAGTTCCACCAGAAACAGTTACTGTTACGATAGCTCTTGCACAAGCGGCAGAACGTGGAGTGTAACCAAGCATCTTGGCAAGTGACACGACGCTATTGCGTTTACGCGCAGACTCCAAGAACATCTCATTGATAGCCATGTTGTTATACAGAGCATTATAGTGAGTGTTATAAGCAAGAACGTCTAACAAAACGGACATTGCAGAACCTTCAAAATCATAATCTTGAAACTGCTCTTGTCCCTTTAGGAATTCTTTTAAGTTAGACTTGATGTTATCGAAGTCTAATTCTGTTACGTTAATTTTCTTATTCGTTGCCATTTATCGTGTTCTCTCTAGCGTTAAGTCAAGAGTAAGTGGTAGGTTGGTATTTACAATTTTGAACTCAATAGTGACACCAACTGTATATTCATCTGGATTGACAACCACAATTACGTCCATAACCTGAACACGTGGTTCAAAGTTGTCGATAGTATCCAAGATTCCTCGACGAAGCATAACCTCAAGCATTGGTGTTGATGGTTCGAACAACATCTTCTTGATCGGACTGCCGATTTCGCTGTGGAAAGGTCTTTCGTAGTTGCTTGTTAGAATCAGATTTTTCAGACTAGTTTTGATAGCGTTTTCATCAAATCTGCGTGATACGTCACCAGTCACAGGATGAGCGGTGAAGTTAAAGTCTAAATCTGAGAAGATTCTTGTATTGCGTGCCATATTCTTATTTAGGTTATTCTATGAAAGTCTTTGCATCTCCGTCTGCAACTTGATCGCCGTCAGCGACTGGATCATCAACTCTTGCAGCGAGATTACCTTCAAAGTATGTTTTTGAAGCACCAAAGTTATCTGTCTTAGTGCGTCTTGATGTAAAGTACCAACTATGTTAGTGTGGTCTTCGAACTGATCACCAACTACACCGATTAGCTTACCACCAACATAACTCTTAGAACATTGAATCTTTTTTGTTAGTGGGGTGGGTGGAGCAGTAGGAGTTTCTACAGAACCCTTACTCATCGCACCCTTGTAAGTTACCGCTGTCATACCTTCTTAGCTTTCGGTGGAATAGAATCCAACAGAACAAACCCAGATGGGATACCTTTAGAATCACGTTTGTATACAGCGTCGTTTACCATAGTGAATGCCATCTTACGGTTTCCTTGTGGTTTGTAACCAGTGTGGATCCAAACAGACTCTGGATAACGATACTCTAGAATCAATTGATCGTATGTGATCAACTTCTCTAGTTGCTGAACTAACTGATATGTCTTATTGTAACGATCTGGTAACAACAATGCGATATCGAAACAATGACCCTTACAGTGATCAGAGAATGGAGACTCAGTTGGCACAACACCCTTTAGGCGATAACCAGAAGAAATCTTCCATTGTTTGTTGTATCCACCAATACCACCTGGAAGTGCTTCTAGGTATGGTTCGAGAATGTTCTGAGCAGACATAGCTAAGTTACACACAATCTCTTGGACAGTGTAAATACGTTCAGCAGAGTTTGCAGATTCTTTAAGCATCTGGTCGACCAGTTTATGCTTACCATTAACACCACCATCCATACACATACCAAGAGTGAAGTTCTTAGAAAGGGTGTAGTCGTTCGTAAAGTTCTTAGTACCGTAGATAATCTTACAATCTACTGGAATCTGCTTGCCAGAACCGCCTGATGGTGTACCAGCTTCTTCAGAAGCAACTGGAGCAGGAGCACCTGGAATTCCAGCTTGTGTCTGAGCATTAGAAGCTGCGCGTCCTTCTGGAGTTGAGTAGTCCTCTGGAGTCTCATTAGCTGCAAGTTCTTCAGTCTGGCGCTCAGGTGGAATCAGATATGGCACAGAAGGGCTAACTGGAGAACCAGCTGGAGGTGGAGTAAGTTCAACAACTGTGGCACCGTCAGCACCGTTGCCGAATTGACCTTCAGCATAGTCGGCGTGCAATGTACCTCCAGCAAGAATACTCATATCTGCTGCGGATTCAGTATTTACTGTTTCACCTTTATGGCTAATAGAGTTTGCTTCTACAGCAAAAGACCCACCCGCTTTAACTAGAATGTCTCCACCAGCAGCGATGTACATATCATTGGCAACACCAAGATCTACGTTATTGCCAACTCTGATGTTTGCGTTCTGAGAAACTTCAATATTGGCATCAGTTCTGGCAAACACGTTTAAGTTACCATCAACAGTAATGTTGCACTCTCCACCAACGTGGATGCATCCATTACGTTCCATCAAAGTGAACTTGTCGCCGACAATGTAATTTGTTACAGAACCATTAGCATCAATCTCTTGGAATGTTCCTGCGCGATGGTATGTGTGAATACGTTCTTGGCCAGGAGTATCATCAAACTCTTGTACGTGACCAGACTCAGTCTCGAATACTTTATTATATGGATACTTTGCGCCAAATGGTGGAGCAGGTTGATCCCACGATCCACTATCAAGCGCCTTTGGAATTCCTTTAACTATGTTGGAGTCTTTCTTCTCAACGATAGTTCCATCTATGATACCACGTGCCAGACGGTTAGTGTCTGGTTCATTCAAATATTCTTGAAGTGGATATTTGTTGTTAGGGTCACGGAAACCAGTATTGTCTGTGCCACGTTTGATCGACTCAGCAGAAGGTCCAGGTGTTCCATTAAAATCTGCAGGAGGTGCTGCTGGTGGAGCACCAGCATCTTTATCTACAGAACCAGTCGATTGAGATCCATAGAAATATTCATAGTATGCAGTTTTCTTAGCAGTGATGTCTGGTGAGTTTACACCGACAGCTTTCTTAGCTGCATAAAAATATCCAGGGTGGTCTGTAGGTTTAGTGCCCTTTGCTACACGATCCTTAATATAGAGAGCAGCAACCAAAGCTGACACGTTAATATCAGAATCTAATGAATCTGGATTGTTAATCAAGTCGATGTTTATGCCTTCAGCTTGAGCAAGTTTCTGATATCGAGCATAGTTTGCGCGTCCAGTTAACTGAATGAAACCACGACCGTAATACTTACCACCATCTTCATCTGTTAAGTTTCCAAGGAAACCTTTACCACGTTTAGTTGGACCATATGCCCAAGAGAAGAACTGCTCACGTGTGATGCCTTTCTTAGAAGCATCAGAGTATCTTGCGATATCTTCATCAGTGGCAAATGAGTAGATCTGCTTCATACGAGAAGCTGAGTAGTTATATGATTCTAGCTGTGGAATCCAACGTGTTTCACCACCAGCGATACCCAATAATGCACACTTTTGTTCTTTAGTGGTTAGTCCAACTTTATCACAAGCAGCAATAAGTGCTTTGATACCTGCAGATGACTTAGAAGTATCTGGAGATTCTTTAGGTGGTGGAATAGTTGGAATAGAAACGTTTGTGTCTGTTCTTGCTGGAGCACCAGCTTCAGGAGCAGCTACAACAGGAGTGCCATTACTTGTAGTTACAGGCAGTCCAGTTGCAGTTGTTAATACACCTTCTAGCTTGCTTTTGTTAACCGCATCAATGTTAGTTGCAGCTGGTTTAAAGGTAATGATGTTCTCACCATAACCTGTGACAATCTCGCTAATTGTAATCTGAGTAGAATTATCTACAGTGACGATAAAACAGTTATCTGATAATCCAAACCCAACAACTTTCATATTAGCAGTTAAGCCAGTTGTTAGATCAGTTCTTCCTGTTTCTCTATCAATGAATGTTAGTTTGGTGCCGTTGGTTGGTCCATCTACTGTTCTAAGAACAATATCTTTTAGTTTTGTAGAACCTTCAATAGCTGTTCCACTATCGTCGTCTTCAATAGCTTTAGGTGCTTGTGGAATGCCACCGATAGTACCGAACATAATTGGTTGTTGCTGAGCATCATCCATAAATCCAATAATGACAGTAGTACCTTCAACTGGACCGATTGGGGTAGCACCAATACCGTTCATCGCAGCAGATGTAACTGATTGGACTGGCACAGACCATGGTAATTGTTCAGTTGGTAACTGAGCCTTGTCGTGTGTATGAAGTCCTACAATACGAACTTGGCAACGACCAAGTTGTAGTGGATCTTGTCTATTTTCAACTACGCCTGTATAAAACATTATTTTGTATTCCTGTCAACGCTCATCATTAATGAGTCCTTAATTAGTTCCATATTACACTCGTGTTTTTCTCTATTGATATCGTGGTTGATAGCAGAGATTAGATAATAGCCAGAGAACATCTTATCAGTAATATCTGAATCATTCGCAGAAATCGGTTCCATCTTGTTTAAGGTAACTTTAACCTTTTGACCAACAGTATAGTCGCAACGACCTGGAACAATAATCTGAATCTTATTAGATTCTGCAGCCTTCAATAGTGAAAGACGTTGTTGAGTATTTCTGTAGTTCGTGGCATCCCCAAAACCAGAAAAGTTTGCATTGGCTCTTGGATAATTCATAATTCTAGAATTGGATCTGAAGATAGCTTTACTAGAAGCAACGTTAAACTCATTCAAATGTTTCTGCTTGGAGAAATCATCGAACATATTGTAGTTCTTAACGTTGTACGCCTTCTTAGTTAGGTCATATGAAATCAACTTAGATGAAAACATACCACTACGAATACGATCCATATAATCAAAACCAGTAGGTATACTGATGGAGTTAATACGTTTGTAATCTTCTTGAACGTTCTTAGCGTCACCACCATTTTGTTTACTATCACGCATGTACTTGTCTAACACAAACTCTTGATATGGTAATGCTTCGTATAAACTCTCAAGACTCTTAAAATAGAATCCATCTCTGTTCTCATAGAATACAAAATTTGGAGATCCTGTTTTACTTTCAGCTAGTTGCGTAACATAGTTGATAGCTTCAACTGGTGACCAGAAGTTAGATATAAACTTAGCGATTTTAGCAGTCGAATCTGCAGTTAGAGTTTTCTCGCTTTGTAGTCCATTGACCTGATCTTCCAGTAAACTCTTAATGATAGATTCAGGCTTATCACCATAAACTTTACTGATCTTTTTGTTCAAGTCGACGATAGCTTCATTAGAGATAAAGTGTAGCTGATACACCATACTTCTGTCGCCAAGTAGTTCTCTATCAGTCATCTTGTAGATATAGAACTTAGACTTGATGTTACCATTTTGTAGAGATGGTGTATTGATCTCGATCTCGACTTCTTCCTCACCTTGGAATGGAAATAAGTTGATAAGGTCTAGAGATTCTTTGAGAATCAAACTGCCTGTGATAAATGGAGAGAACAAGTCTTCAAAAATTTGGATGTTAATAACCTGCGCTGTTACGTCTTGCGCTAATCCATTTCGTGTTACGATTTTAATTTTGCCGATGTTTACATCACCAGCAAATCTAACTGCTTGTTCTGACGATTGCATTATAGTTGATCTTTAAAGTTTTTCAAAACAACAGAAATTAGATCTTTAGAGATTAACTTGATTCTGCGTTTAGATTCATTGATAATCTCTTCGTACTGTCTATTTGATAGTGGCACAGCACCAGCAGAATCTGCATTTACTACATAACCTTCTGCATTTACATAGTGTTTAGTTGCATCAGCATCCTGCCCGTACTTGTCAGATACAAACTTCTCTAATGCCAACTGAGTTAAAGGAAAGTCTGCACGATAGTCATAAATGTCATTCGCTAACATCACAATCCAGTGATACTGTGGATTACCATATACTTTCTCTGCAATAATCTCTGGTGTTTCACCATCAACAATGTCATACTCATCGTATACTGAGATGTTTGCCAGAATGTCTCTTCTAAAACGAATGTTTCTAGAGATATCTGTCATCACGAATGCCTTGGTCTCTTTCTTAATGATACCGTAAGGTGCAGTGATAACTACTGTTGGTGTTTGCGTGTAACCAGTTCCAGTAGTCAGCATAATAATGTTAGTGATAACACCATTAGAAATAACAGCCTTTGCAGAAGCAGTGACACCTGCAGTGTCTGGTTCAGAGAATGTAACAGAAGCTGAGGTATAACCAGATCCTGGGTTAACGATAGTTACTGAACCAACACCACCTGCAGCTAAGTTAGCGATAGCAGTGGCTTGTGTTCCTTCTGACTTTTTAGTATTGATGTCGAAGTCATATAAGACTTTCGGAAAATCCTTAAAGTACATTTTATAGACCGTCCTTAATTTTATCTTTTGTCAACAGAGCCAATTCACGGAAATTCAATGTGACATTGATTTGAGTAGGCATACCATTTGCAAATGTGGTGAACATACCGTTAGGTGTATAGTTGATATTCACATCAGTCAATACACAAGATGTATGACGATGGATAGCTCTGTTTTCTACACCACCTGAATAGTACATAATGTCAAACTCAGAAGGGTAAATGTAAACGAAATTGTTGGCATCCTTAAATTCTGGATGCATATGATACTTGAACTCTTCGATGATTCTAAGAACATTCTTAGCTTCTGGTTCATTTCTTGGGAAGAACTGATAATCGAAAGAGAATGTTCTAAAGTCTACGCCTTTGAACACTTGTTCTTTTTTAGGGTTTGCTGCTAGACCAAGTGCTGCAGAGTTAGCAGAAGCATTTGGACCTTTTGACAGAGCGATATTGGCAATAACAGCTTGGGCAACGCCACTAATGTTACTGTCTTTAGATCCAGGTGTCACAGCCTTCATAATTTCAGTACCAGCAGCATTAGCCATAGCAAGCATGCTGGTGTCGTCGTCGGACCACTGAACACCATAGTGAATAGACAATTGATTCGGAATATGAAGAGCGATGGCAGTCTTCAATCTACGCTGAGAACGTTTAGCATCTGGAGCCATAGTAGCAGCAACACCAACACCGACTGTGGCAGCTGCTGCAACTTTTGCATTAATATCTGCTGAACCAATACCAAGTTTCTTAGCTGCGTATGCTTCGACACCGATAACAGCTGCATTAGAACCAACCAAGCCAGCTCTTGTCATAGACTGACCAATTAAATCACCACGATCTCTAGGAGAATAATTCTCAACAGTCTCTACTGTACCACTTTTGAATAACTTAGAATCTGTCGCTACGTTGATGTAGAACATTGCATAGTGTCCACCATAACGTCCATCAGAAGCCATAAGATCAGATGGGTAACAATGGCTTTTAACGTCGTAAGTTCTATCTTCGAAGGGCGTTGGACCACCTCTAGCTGTCCATAGATTTTCTGGATTCTCTAATGATTTAGCATAGCTATTGATCCCTTCTTTGACAGAAGAAACTCCGTTTTTGATAGCGTCTGCAGCTGCTTTTGCGTCTGAGATGAGTGACATATTTTCTCTAAATAAAGGTGGTGTTATTT